TGGTTTACTAGAAGTTTGTATTACAACCCAGTGTGTGGATCTATCTAATAAAAATTTATCAATACTCTGTGCTTGCATCAACATCATGTCAAAGTCTCTGTCACAAGTAACTGTTACAATGTGGTTCACTTTCTATCTCCAAACAAAATATAATCTTCTTTAGTATAACCCTCCATAACTTCGCTTCCGCTAGTAGAATTTGGTTTACTATTCTTATTGTCTAAACCGCCACGGATTGGTACAACGGCCCAGGTACAAAAGTCTATAAAATGCGGAAGTGTTTTGAGTTCCTCTTCTAAACTTAATGTTTCTTCTCTATTATGTGGTGCCATCATGAATTTTATTTCCAAGTGACCTAACCCACCGTTATTGGCTTTTTCATCTGCTACGGCTTCAATAACTTTGACTAACTTTTTGCGATCATAGAATTCAAAGTGTACGCTAATATTTAAATCACCATAATGTATGATTTCTCTGTAGTAGTCCGGTAGTCGACTGCCATTACTGTGTAGGCTAACATGGTGCCCTACCGCATTTAAATAACGTAACCAATCTAAAAAATCTTTATTAACAGTAGGTTCTCCTCCGCTGATAATAAAATTGGCAACTTCGCCTTTGGTGAATTTCTCTTCTATCAGTGCTGTAGCTTTCATTAGGTCTTCTAATGATTTGTGCGGATCAGTATTATTATGTATCCACGGCCAGCAATAACTGCAGTCATAATTGCAACGACGACCTATTTCCCAATACACTTGTTTTTGATTACTAGCATGGGTGCGCTCCATAGCAACAAAATCAGTTAGGGTATCATCACGTAGCTCAATTTCAGTTTCTAATCCGGCGCCTCTACGAAGTAATGGTTTAAATTCAATTTTATTAACTTTTGGAATAAAAAGATCAGCGCCACAACTACAAACATTACGTTTGCAATCAATCCAATCATCAGGTACACGAAAGTCTTCAAACACATTTCCCAATTTGCCGTCAACACGACAACTAGCGGTCCAAACGTGGCCGTCCATATCAACGTACAGACTGTTAACGCCTGCGCCACATTTCCAATTTGGTAAGAAGTTTAATTTGTCTCCTACCAATTCATCAGTACTCCAATCTCTCCATGAGCCATTTTGGGCATAGGTTCTAATTGGTTTTCCAGGTGTAAAGTCCATAATTTTCCTTGTGACATATTTATAGGGCTGTATATTAGATACAATATTTCTCAAAAAAACTGTTGACATTTGTTCTATTTGAGTATATAATATGTGTATTGTTTAACAAAAATAGGAGCAAGAAATGGCTAAAGTAGCAACCAAAACTCGCGTAACTAAAAAACAAGTTACAGCACATCGTACCAAAGCGGCTAAAGATTACAGTCCTGTATGGGATAATTCAGAGACAATGGATGCTAGACAATTTTTGCGTCACTGGCATAGTGCTATGGAATACTACCGTTTGGAATTCAGCGGTAAAGATTTGAAGCCAGCTATTATCAAATGGATGACTAATGTTGGTTGTGCAAAAGAAGATATTGCTGCTTTTAAGAAAACCAAAGACAATCGTTGTAATGTTACAATGGGTGCGATTGCCAGCTGTTTGAATCGCGGTATGCCAGCTGTTCGTGAAGATTTCAACGATGGACGAGATACCAGTGCTTGGTTGCGTAAATCAATTGTTGAAGTAATCGAAGCAGGCAAAAATGACAAGGAAGATGAAGTTGTTGACGCTAAACCTGTAGTAGCACAGCCTACTATTCAAGAACGTGTGCGTGAAGCATCTTATCGCATGACTGAAGAAATTGAAGATGCCATTGAAAATTTCCAAACAGACCCAGAGAATTTTGATCCAAAAGCATTTAAAATGCTAAACTTGCTTAAAGGAAAAGAAGTTAAGGCAGCTCATGCTCGAATTATCAAAGACTTGTACGCACGTGATTTGGCTGAACTTGAAGAACTTGCAAGCGGCAAGGGCGACGAGCAATTGAAGGAAGCATATAGTCATCGTACTAAAAAGCAAATACGTAATTTGATAGCTTTCTATCAAGAGATTGCCAGTGCATGTGATATGCTGGCACAGGAAGCCAAAGTTAATCGTGCTCCCCGTGCTAAGAAAAGTGTGCCTGTTGAGATGTTGATTGCTAAACTCAAGTTCATGAAGAGTAACGAACCCTTAAAACTTGTAAGTATTAATCCAAAGGATATCATTGGAGCAGGTGAGCTTTGGATCTTTAACACTAAAACACGTAAATTGGGCAAGTATGTTGCAGCAGAATTTAATACTCTAAGTGTTAAAGGTACCACAGTTATTAACTTTGACGAGTTCAAGAGTGTGCAAAAAACTGTGCGTAAACCTGAAGAAAAACTCAAAGAGTTCAAGTCAGCAGGTAAGATTGCCCTACGTAAGTTTTTAGAAGATATCAATGCCACAGACACCAAAATGAATGGTCGCATTAACGAAGATACTATTCTTCTTAAAGTTCAGTAATCTAAGACAAAACATGGATAAATACTCAAAAGAGAGTGTTTATCCATGGCCCAAATATTTCATATTGAAGACAAAACCGTTAGTATTAGCAATCTATCACTGAGTGCAACTCAAGGGTTGGTAACACATACTGGTAACTACAGCATTACCGGCAATGTTAGTGTAGCAAGTGATGCAACTATCGGCGGTACCCTTAATGTAGGAACACTTAAGGTTAAGAATTTAATTGCAGACAACAATTCCACAGATTCCGGTAATTGGGTTTCTGCACTAGATTCCGATCTAACCGGAAAAGGATTTAGTTGGTCTCACACAAATGGACAAACTCAGCTGATATATAGGGCTGGTGGCAGATTATGGTCTAATGCTAATTTAGATATTGGTTCTTCTAATACATACAACATCAATAATATTCCAGTTATTAGTGCAACTGCACTGGGTGGAACTATTACAAAGAGTAGTTTAACCAGTCTTGGTACATTAAATAAATTATCAGTTGCTGGTGATACTACATTAGGAGACTTTCTATTTGTTAACAGCACATTTAATCGATTAGGAATAGGCACAGAAGAGCCAAACTTCACAATTGATATATTAGATAACAATGTTAACATTGTTATTGGAAGTCCTAATAGTGGAATAGCACATTTTGGAACGCATAGTAATGACGATATGGCTATTATTTCAGACGGGATAGAACGTATTACTGTTAAGAAAAACGGAGAGGTTAACATAGGTAATCCAGTAAATGGAGGTGCGGTATTAAATGTGTACGGAACGTTGCATGCTACTAATGTAGTTACTGATAGCAGAATCGATCGTACTCATGCACTACAATTTCTGGCAACAAAGGAAAATAGCATATATGGACTTGGTTTAGTTTGGGCTGGTGCGGGTGCGCCAAGACAGCTGATAATGGCCAATTCTCCAGAGAGATTACATTCTACAGAAAGCTTTGATATAGCCGCAGGTAAATTTTATTATATCGATTCAAGACCTGTATTGAGTTCAACTGCTCTAGGTAGCGGCATAACAAACAGCAGCTTAACAACACTAGGAACATTGCAAAACCTGTCAGTGGACGGAACTGCCTCACTGAATGAACTGGTTGTAAATCAAATAACCATTAGCGAAGGAATTAAACTAGTTCAAAATGGTATTGATTCTCAAAATCAAATTAAACTAACTAGCCAAGGTAGTGAAATATTGTATGGCGACATTAATGAAATTAACATTGGTGATAAACTTATACAAGCCAAACCAGTCAAAGTGTTTGGTCCGTTAAGTATTAATATTAATAATCCGGATCCCACATTGCAATTTAGTGTTAATGGGGATGTTAGTTTAGGCGGACGTAGATTTACATCAGGAAAAACTGCTCCAACATCTGGTATATTCAATGCCGGAGACATGTGTTGGAATTCTGAACCAAAAGCCAGCAGCTACGTTGGGTGGATTTGTATAACTCCTGGTACTCCAGGACAGTGGCTGAGTTTTGGTATGATTGCTAACCAATAAACTTGACCTTATTGTGTAACAGCGTATAATTACATTATGCGGACTTAGGCATTCATCCCGCAATATAAACTCTGCATGTCATTGTTAACAAGGAGACATAACAATGGCAACACTACAACCTGTAGTATACAAGTATCAAAGCACTAAAGAATATGTGGACGCATTTCCATGTGCTTACAGACAATGGCGAAGCGATAGCCACTGTAATCTAATTCACGGTTACAGTTTTTCAATGAAGTTCTATTTTGGAACAAACGATCTAGACGTTAGAAATTGGGCGGCCGACTATGGCGGTCTTAAAGAACTTAAAAAGACTTTAGAAGATCAATTTGACCATACTCTTATTGTGGCAGAAGATGATCCAGAAATGGCAACATACAAGCTGTTACAAGAAAAGAAAATGGCCAAGGTAGTAGTCCTACCACGTTTAGGATGCGAAGGACTTAGCGATATGCTATACAAGTATGTCAATGGTGTTTACATTCCGGAAATGTGGGGGCCAGGTGAAGCGGCTCGCTTGTGGTGCTATCGTGTAGAAGTACGCGAAACACAGGCTAACATGGCATTCCGCGAAGGACATAGGGAATGGAATGAGGACTTACTTTCGTAAAATTTGGCACATTTGGGCCAAAGCATTAGGTGAGAAGGCAGGTAGTTCAAACGCAGAAGCGGATCAAATTGCTTGCTTTCGTACCGCAATTGTGTTAATATACATTATAACAAACTTTTTTATAATCGCAGGCGTCATAAGGCATTGGTAATGGGTAAAATAGGCTTCGCATGTAAATGGATCGACACTCCTGAACAAGTCAACGGTATTAAAGCAACCGACGATGCTAAACAATACAACACTGGTACAACTACCATAAGTTGGTTAAATAGACAGTCGAAGGACGTTGCAGAGCAAAAGCTCTGGGATCTAATGGTCCAGAATCTGGCGGCTACAAAAAAACTTGTAGGCCGTGTAGGAGAACTTAATGAAAATCTTAGGATGGTCCGTCTTAGTAGCGACATTCTTCCTGCTTATACCGAGCCAACATGGAGTTATTTTTGGCAACGACCCGATGTGGTTCAATATCTTGAACGCAATTTTATCCTTATTGGTGATAGTGCTCGTGCAAGCAATACCCGTCTTAGTATGCATCCTGGTCAGTTTGTTGTTCTGGCTAGCATTAACGAAGGCAT